ATATTACCACGTTCTTGATGAATAGTAGAAGCCATTGTGGTAATTTTTTTTGATGTGAAACATGTAGCATTAGTTTTTAACCAAGATTCAATTGAATCATAGTCTGCTTCTAATGTACCACGGTCAATTTTCTTTTTACCAATATCAACCCAATCATCCATTAAATTTGGACTAGAAACAACAGGCTGATTAAGTAATAAACCAAAATTATCAATAGCATCATCTTGTAATTTGGTTGAGTTTACATATTCACCAGTAAACTCATAAACATTAACAGGCACATTTTTATGCTTATAATCGTCAATAAGAATTTTATTTCTTGTTCGACCATTTAATTCAATTAATTGTCCATTAATCAAAACCGCAGAAATAGGTTTATCTGTTAATCCTAAATTATATCCAACTGAGATACTGTGTGCAAGTTTACTTATATCTGGATTTCTTCCATTCTTTCTAACTGGTTGTCTACTACCAGCGCCAGTTCTGACGAAAGTAGATGATGGTGCCAATATAGTCTCTTTGAATTTAAGACCTTTAGGTAAAGAGCTTGTTGTACCATTATGTGGTATATAATATTGTGGATAAGCATCTTTATTAAGTAAAGATATTATAAACTTTAATTCGTCTTCACTAAATGATCCGTGTTTAACAATACGTTTAATCAATTCCATAATATAAAATAACTCCTATAATTTACCAGTATATTGTGCAACAGCAGGCATGTTACCACTAAAGGCGTATGTGCCGATGTGTTGCGTTTTCATCCATGGGCATAGATAGATTGTTCCACCCATCTTACGCCACATTTGACAGAACATATAATCTTCGGAAAGATATCGTTCTGAACCACCACCTGTGATACTATCTTTTGTATCGATAACAGTATCAAAGTAAGCGTGAATATAACGTGTACCATCAAAGTTGGCTTGACCAACATGATCTGGTTTGTATTTGATAGATGGATATTCGACTTCCATTTTCTCAAACACTTCACGTTTTACTAACATGAAACCTGTACCAATTTCCATAACTTCAAGGGGTTCAGTTACTTGGAATTGTGATGTACCTTTTACAACATTGAAAACGTATTCGCCTACAAGTTGTTCAAGTTCTCTTGGTTCCATATCAGGATGTGAGCGAGCAGCTGCTGCAACATTACCCCAATTGATTGATTTCTTAGGATAAGGTCCGCCGATAACATCTTTATCTAAGGCAAGAAGTGCTAATACATCTTGTGGATTATAATGAATATCAGAATCGATAAACAAAAGGTGTGTATAACCAGAACGGAGAAATTCATCTACAAGGTAGTTTCTTGCTCGAGTAATTAGAGATTCATTGAATAGGAATGAAAACTTAGTTTCAACCCCATATTTTGCCATTGTTGTTTGTAAGTCCAATGCTGACTTAACATAAAGACCGTGTGACATGCCACCGTACATAGGTGTGGCAATAAACAGTTTGTTCTTTTTTAGTTCTTCGACTTTAACTTGTATTTCCATAATATATCCATAAAATAAAAAGGGGGAGTAATATTATATATATCACTCCCCCTAAGGCTACCTAAGGTATATTAGGCGAAAGCACGTTCACCTTGTGAACGGATTGCTTGAATGCCAGCAGCGACAATGCGCTTTGTTGGTGTTCCGAGGCGGTAGAAAGAAACTTTCTCACCACTTGACTTAACACGGCTGTTCAAGTAGATGGCGTGGCCATCATTACGCAACTCATTGATAGTTGCGGATGGGTTTGCAACACCGAAAACACTCTGCATCTTAGTAGGTGTTAATGTGTTGTAAGAACCGGACTTTGACAAATATGCCAACACTTTATTTTTTGCACTCATTACGAATACTCCATTTTTAGTCTCTCAATAAAAGAACATCTGAGAGGAGACTGTTCTCTCAAATCAAATAATATTATAACAGAAGCCGTGCTAGTTGTCAACACTTAGCACGGCAAATCTTTCAATTAGAAAGGAACTTCGTCACTTGTACCTGTTTCTTCAATAGGTACAATCTCAACGGCATCAAGATTAATACCAGCATCAACTTTGGTATACAAGTCAAGGAATGATGCCTTTGTATCTTCATCAAAACGATTCAAACAAAGACCAATTGCCTTCATCTTATCACCAAAGATACCGAAAGTGGAAACAATATGCACTAAACGGCGAGTAGAAATCACTTCATCACATCCACCGTCAGCGAATGTTTTGCGAATGGCATCTGCCCATGTAACAAGTTTATCAGCAAAATCATCATCTGCACGACCGGCAGATTCTAATTCTTTCTTCATAATCTTGCGTTCAATGTTAACTGGCGGCCATTGTTGTTCATAAGTATTTGGGAATCGTTCAAGGAACGCCTCATTCAATACGTTAGTAAACATGTAACGACCATCATCTGAACCTTTACCTTTAGTATTTGCAGTAGCGAATACAGTAAATCCTGGTGCAGGTACAATCAATTCACCTTTCTTTTTCAACATGAAAGGTTTACCCTCAAGCACACGTTGTAAAGAAGCGAGATTCTGAGCACCGTAATCAATTTCATCGATACACAAAACGGCACCTTGACGAGCAGCCGTTGTAACAGGACCGTCACGCCATTCCATATTGCCGTTAATCAATACATAGTTACCAAGTAAATCACCTTCATCAGTTTCAGGTGTCATGGAGATACAAATAAATTTACGTTTAGCCTTAGCACATGCCTGTTCAATAGACATTGTTTTGCCGTTGCCAGAATGACCTGTAACAAATACAGGAAAGAATTGTTGTGACTTTACAATAGAAACAATATCTTCAAAGTCACCGAATGGTACATAATTTTTGTACACAGAAGGAACTAAATTAGTAGAATCTAAATCTGTAGCGATGTTAGAAATTTTACTTGAAGATTTATCTACAGGTTTAATCATAGGTATAACTTGAGCTTGTAAAGCAATTGTTGAAGAAGGAACACGATACATTCCTCGAGCAACTCGGTTTGATTCATCTTTGGTGAACCATTGGGCACTACGGATGCCCATTTGCTGACATAGTTGTTTAATTTCAGTTCGACTTACTTCGGACTTGCCGAGCGCTTGTAGATTAGAAATAAACTTTTCACGAATTTCAACACGATTTGACATAATATAAAACGACCTTTGTTAATCAGATGGTACCATTATAACACAACTACAACAGGAGTCAAGCCCCCTGTTGTTTTTATGCAACACTTATACAGCAATACCTTGAATGAATTTAGAGACTAAAACACGGTTCACTTGTTTACCGCGGTTGAATTTCATAAACGCATTTTTCAATTTACTAGCTGTAACTTTTCCTTCAATTTCAATTTCTTCTTTATCAACAACAAGATTGTCACCACCAGCAATCATAAAGAAACTGGTATAATTTTTCTTGTGTGAGACAATGAATTTTTCACTTCGAAACTTACTTTGAATTTTCTTGCCGAGGTCGTAACCAGCAATTCGATCCGTGTTTTGAACTTCACGAATTGTAAGCCCATTTTCATTAACATACATTCTTTCGATTGCATGTTTTGCCCGACCCTCAATAATATAAAACCCAAACACTTTAGCGTTGGTAGTTTTATTAAACCAATTTAAAACAGTTTCAAATGTAGAACATGACATTTTCGAATCGATTATCTGTTCTTCATATTGGAACTTCTTATCACGGAGAATAACATTCACATATGAAGGATGATATGAATTGTATTTACCTTCACTATCTAAGTATGAATTATTACTGTCAGCATCACCGTCATGTACAATTACTAGATTGGTAAGATCCAGATTATTAACTTTCTTAAAGTTTAGCATAATATCACGACAAACAATAATTGCTTGTGTTAGTGGTGTATTGGATAAACTCTCACTTCTTGGCCGAGAAACTAGGCGACTATGACGATTACCCATATATGATATTTTCAACAAGATCATATTACGCAAAGCTTTTGTAAACTCAGAGTTTGACATTTTGTGATTTAGATATTCACGCAATTGAACATTGGATAAATTCAAAGAATTATTAGATGTTACAAAAGAATTTCTTACTAGATTCTCACTTATCAAAGATGGTGGTGTGTATACCATGTTTCTATCCATGTACCAAGTATTAGAATCATCAGTAAACCCATACACATGGAATGGAATATTTACTTTACGGCAAAACAAAGAAAGAATCAAAATCTGTTCAATTGAACCAGGCATGTTGTCAGACATAGAACCAGAACAATCAAGCAACAAAATTAAACCATGTGATTTGCCTTTTGGCACTAACATTACTTTGCGGAAAATGTTATCATCAAATTGATATGATGAAAGTTTGTTTACATCAATATCACCAGTATCGGACAGTTTAGATTTACTAAATGCCTTGGCAGCTTTACGCATTTCAAACTCTTTGGCAAGTAATGAAATGTAACGATCATTCTTATTACGAAAGTCTTTTACATACTCATTAATTTTTGCATAATTCAAACGACCTTCTTGAATATCTTCCATGTAATGTTTACTAATCAATTCTTGCACCCGTTTTGCAGGTGTAATACAATTGGCCGCAATTACTTTAGGCACTTCAAGATAAACATATTCTTTACATTTATTATCCAATAGGATTGTTTCATTGTTTCTAAAGTTATCATCTGTTTCACAAACTGGATCAAAGTCTTCAACTGAAGATTCTGATTCTACAGATTGTTTATTATGATTGATTTTTTCAGAATTATTGGAATCGCTAGAGTCATCATAATCATCATCGGAGTCATCAGAATCACCATCTGAATCTGAAGATGATTCGGTGTCTTCATCTAAATCTCCATCATCGGAATAATCATCCGATTCTTCATAATCACCATCTGCATCTTCTTCAAAATTAAAATCATTATCTAATTCTTTTTGCATTTCGAATTGTTCTTCTTTTGAGTATCCGTAAACTTCATCAGTAACACGGAGAGTATCTTCCCATGTTTCAATCATTTGAATTTTACCAATCAATGCCATTTCTTCTTGCGAAAAAGAAATAGGTTGAGTGTATTGGCTTTTAGTAAAGATATTCAAGCGTTCAATGAAAGCAAGCCCATTGATTTCACGACCTTTAAGACCGAAAAAATCACGAACATTTAATTCAGTATATGCTTTACGGAATGATGTTTTGAGTCCTGGATATTTACGAATTACTTTTTTCTCAATTCGAGCATCTTCAACGACATTCAAAAACGATTTATAATTTCTGCCCTTGGTAGTATCAACGGCAACATCATGCCAACCTTCCGCAGGTGTATAAAGAGCATGACCGACTTCATGGCCGCCAAGCAAATCATACATGCAACCAGACATATCTTTCCAGATTGGAAGATATAGGATACGATTCTTAGGATCAAATTTGGCAGTTTGAATTTTTTGATGTTGAATCGTGATATTCTCATTTGCCATCAATTTAGCAAGTTGAGATTTTTGTTCTACTGTAAAAGCAGTCATAGATAGTCCTAATCAATTTATAGGTCCATTATATATCAACTTTGACGGCAAGTCAAGCTCTTATGGGGTATTGTTGCTTTTAGGCAACAGTAGTACTAAAGTATTACTTTTTAGGTTTGTAGAAAATGAATACTGGTTCATACTTGAGCCACATACCATTTACTTTACAGAAGTTCTTTGCCTTCGGTAGACCTGTTTCTGTATCTACACGATTACCACCTGGCATTTGTGCCAAAGACATTTTGATTTTGCCTTTGTATTCCATACCGAGAGAAGTTAGAATGTCCATTGAGTCTTGTTCAAGAGGTAACATCTCACCACCAAATACTGCATCAGCAATATTCCATAACAAGTATCTGTCATCTCTTAACCATTCAACGGCTGTTTCTAAAGTCTTGCGTAGAAATCCTTCTTTCCAAGAATCATATTGAGAAAACTTCTTATAAGATTGTTCGGCATCTTCAGAGTAAGCTTCTTTCGCAAAGTATGGAGGTGAAGTAAATACTAAATCTAGTTTACCTTTATACTTTTGAAATGATTCTATGTTGTGAATTTCTTCTGAACCAGATTGATAGATTTCATATGTGTGTGTCTTTGGAAACAAACCAGTTGCCCGATATGTTTTTGTATTGAAGAAATCAGCAAACTCATGGTACTTCGTTCTATTATTTTCTGTACTGTGATCTTTATTTGGATCGGTGCCAATGTAATGAATGTTTCTCTCATCATCAATAGAAAGAGCACCAAGTAATCTACCACCCCAGCCAGAAGATGGGTCGTATAGATTAATTTGTTCTTGTGATTTAAAATGTTCTGTATATCTTTCATACAAAAATTTTGCAGTCAATGGAGGAAAGTTAACTGCATACTGGCAAAATGAAACACGAAACGCTTTTAAGCCAACAGGAAATACTTTCTGATTCTTTTTAAACAAACGAATACGAAACAGTTGTGCATCTTTGTGTTCGATGTTTGTAATAGAAT